GTGCTCTAGTATCTACTTTGTCTGTAGTGCTGGTTATTGTAAAAGGTCCAAGAGGTGACCCTGTTTGAATATCAGAAGGAAAGTCAGAAATAAACAAAGTTACTTTTGAATTACCAACTAAAAATTTATAGTCAGGCATAAATCTTCTCATTGACATGAATAATTCTCCGTCGTCAATATCAAAATCTCCTGATCTAATAAATGCTGCAATTGCTGTAGTTCCTGAACTGTTGACTTGGTCAGTTCCTATTTCATGAGCATAATATATTGATGCTCCATATTTATTTGTAATACCTGATATTTCATTAAAAGCTGGAGTGCTTGTTGTTTCATAATCTGTTGCATAAGGTAAATTAAATACACCCTGATCTTGATAAGTAGTTCTGTCTAAAGAACTAGTGGTCCAACAATTTTCTTGATAATTATAAGTTACACATCGATCTATTTGTAAAGATCCTGATTTAGGGTAAAACCAATTTACTTCTGTGTATAAAGTATTAGCTGCTGAATAAACTGTAGCAGATGCATCGTAGTTAATTCCTAAGTCGCCGTTACGTGTAGTAAACACAAAATCTTCTACGAGACAAGGCAAAGCTTTTACAGTACCATCGTACATAAAAAATCCACCTTCACCAGACATCCAATAAACAGCACCATTGACATAGGTAGCTGCGTGTTGTGCAATACATCCACAATGAGTTCCTACTTGTCTTACTGAAAAAGTAAATGGAGGTCCGACAAATTGAATGACGTAAGCTGCTGAATCGGTCAATACAAAAACATAATCCTTACCTTGTAAAGCTGCAGTAATTTTATTTCCTGTATCTAATCTAAACGTTCCTGCGGTATTGGTAGCTTTAGGTAAATAAGTATTAAGATCTTCTTGATTAGAAAATCTTACAAACATAGGGTCTTGAGTAAGTGAATTACCAATAGTTGTTTCTGTTCCAAAATGAAATAAATGTCGATCTCTATCTGATACCAAAGTCATTCTTGAAGCAGTTGGATTATTCGTTGTGTTAAAATCAGTTGTAGTTTGAGAAGCTCTTATTGTTCGTGGATTAGTTGCTCCCGCGTTCCACGTAAAAGTTTTACCGTTAAATACTGTTGCAACCAATACTTCTCCAAAATTATCTAAAGACCAATTACCAGGATCTAGAGTTACATTACTTGTTCCTCGTTCCGTTCCCCATGTAGAGTCACCCCACAAGTACGTGCTCCATCCATAACCTTTAGTTTGAAAAGTAGGACCAACTTCAACGTATGGATTAATACTAGCTGATCCTGAAGCAGAGGCAGCGCCAGAAGCATTGACTCTCATTTGAATTGTAAAAGTATCTGCATCAGGCACAGTTAATATTTCAAAAGCTCCTTCAGTAAAATCAGTAGCTACGTATCCTGTAGGAGGAGTAACTGATGTAAACGTTACATATCTTCCAATTTCTAAACCGTGTCCTACTTTGTTTACAGTCACATTATTTTGACTCGAGAAAGTATCAAATGTAGCTCCAGTAATAGCTGTATCTAAAGGGGTGATATCGTAAAAAGCTTCTCCGTAATATAAAAATAAACCTTGAGATGTTCCAATAGCAGTATATCGTTCACCTTTTAAACTAGTAAATGCTAGCTGAGCTCTAGCTGCACCGGGTAAAGTTTCATTGGCTTGTGTAAGTTGTGTCCAACCTCCTATTTTTTCTGGTGCTGTATATCTAAAACGTACAAAGTCGCCATCTACCCATTGTCCTGGAAGAGCTGACGGTACACTTTGTTTATTAAAACCTGCTGCAAATTTGACTTTTTTTAGTGCCATAGTCTCAAATATATAGGGTTTTTAATTTTTTTGGTAGTATTATATTACAATTTTAACTCACTCAAAGTATTATCTGAACCCAGTATTCCTTTATAAAAAGTATTAAAAGCAAGACTTATTCTAGTATCTTGACTTTTTTTAGTATCTACTCGATGAACCACGGATGATGGAAACATTATTAACTGGCCCGTTTTTACAGGAAACCACCACGTATCTGAATTCCAAATATTATATTTATCTATCTCGGGTTTAATTTGTTGATATTCTTTTGGATATGTAAACTTAATACTGTCATTTTTATCATCTGCGTTTAAATAAAATACACCTGATATGATTGAATTTGGATGAGCATGAGGATGGTGACGTTCTCCTTGTTCCATATAATTTATCCAAGATTGAGTTACATATAGCTCAATTTTATGTTTAGGGGATATAATTTTATCTAAATAGTTTTTACAGTTTTTATCTATAAAATTTTTTATACTTTTTAATTCAGGTTTATTTAAAATATAGGTATCTTTTGTAAAAGAGTTAAAGTTTTTATTCGTCTTGTTTTTTTGATTATCAACAAAACTTAATTCTTTTTTTGTAAATGGTCTATTTATTTCTGAAATATAAACAGGAGTTGGAAATAGACTATGTGTATTATACTTCATCCCACGCTGTTGTATCAACATTCCAAACGTGAGTATCTGCATTAACATTTAAATGAGAAGCCTGTGCATACCATTTTTGTTGGTCTTCATCCCATCTAATGTAATAAGGAGCTTGGTCAGGTTGTGTACCTACAACGTTTCCATCCTCTGTTATATCTTGTCCTGCTAAAGGATTAGCATATTCTGTAATTGATGGATAAGCTACTGGAGCTTTCCAAGTAAAGTCTTCATTACTTAAATGCCATGACGCATAAGGCTGTGGTTCTATAAATCTATCTGCAGTTTCTAAATATACAAAAGTTTTTCCAGCAAATACGTTTCTAAAATTATTGTTATAAGATGTTTGTTTCCAAACATTTTCGTTTTCTGCATACATGTGTTTAAACATATTAGCAACATATGTTTCACCATCTACATGCATATCGTTACTACCTAAAGGACCGTTAGAAGTTTGTATGTCGTTTGAAGCTACAATAACTTCCTGTACTGTCCATTCAGGTTCGTTTGTAAATGGATTAGGTTGTTGTTTGATTCTTGCAAAATGTGCCATAATAATTCTCCTTATATAATATTTAAAAATGCGTGTAAATCATTTTTTACCTTTAAAAAACGCCGGTAGACCAAGCATGGGTCGGTCATCAAATATAACAGCATTCTTAGTTTTTTTGTTATAGTGTAAAAATACTTGTGCACAGTCGGCTCCCTTAAAAGGTTTTCTCCAGTGTTCTAAATCACATCCTTTGTATATCAACATATCTCCTGGATTCAAATCTATTTTAACTCCTTTTTTGCCTTCTTTTCCTGTAGGATCTAAATAGATAGGCCAATTTTGACCTCCTAAATTTAAAGTTGTAGATATATCACAGGCCATTCTATCCTTATGTCTTTTTAAAACATCACCTTTCTTATATATTCGTCCATAAGAATAATTAGGGTGTAGTTTTAAACCTGTTTCTTTTTCCATAATGGGTTTAATGTGCTGTAATAAAGTTTCAAATACAGTATCAGAATATATACAAAACGTTTTAGGAACTTGAGTATCACCAAAAGAACCAAATAATTTTTCTTCTGGATTAATGTATCTATGGTGTATTAAAACATGAGTTAAATATCTTCTGTTTAAAAAATAATTAAATAAAAATGTACAAAAATTTTCATCTAAAACTTTTTTTAAAACTTTATATTTATCCTTTTTAAAACTCATTTTATATCTTTATTGTAATAATTTAAATTAACTACTAACCTATTTTTTTCATCTGTGCAAGTGGTTCCTGTATGTTCATAACGTCCGTCAAAAATAACTACTCTATTTTCTCGACTTAATATTTCTCTACCATTTTTAAAAATAGTTTTACCGTTATTAGTATTAACATAATAAATAGCTGTCCACCATTTATGAGTCCAGTCAAAATCAGTATGGTAATCAAATGTTTTAATATTTTTAGTTTGTAATAAAAGATTAGCTTTTATTCTAGCTATTGCAGTAATGTTTAATTTTTTTACTAAAGGATTTAACATATCACAAAAATCAGAGTTTACTCCTCCTGTTTGATAAAATAAATGTGAAAATTGAAATTCATCTTTTTTATTGTTTTCAGTTACACAACTAAAGTACCAAGGAAAATGACCACTGTTCATGGTAACATTTATTTTATTAAAACTTTCCCAATCTAAAAAATGATCATATACAAAAATATCTTTCATTTTTATTTAAAACTATATCCTAAATTCCACACGACTAAAGAATATCTAGTGCCTCGTGTAATGGGTGTAACTCTATGCCAAGTATCTGAAGGAAAAACTATTAAACTTCCTTTACCTCCTATTTCTTTTACTCGATGAGGTTTACATTTTTTTACATCTTGATGATCTCTAAAATCAAATTCAAAATGTCCTCCTTTATAATCTTTGGGGTCAGATAAATTTATAGTCATAGATATTTTTCTAAGTTTATTATGTGTATTTAAATTATTAGGGGTGTCATATGGTAGACTAGTATCTATGTGCCAGTTATAAAATTGTTTGGGTCCGTATATGGTAAACTGAGCGGGTTCTGTCCAATCCCATTGAAAATTCCACTCTGCTTCTTTATTTGCTTGGTGCACAAAAGGTTGAATTTCTCTGTAAAGCCATGCTTCATCTAAAAAAACCACATCAGAATTTCTATATTTTTTTGTATTTATTTGTTTTTTATTTGTTACTTTTCTTACAGTTGCTTTTTTAACTTTGTGTCTTAAACCATACTTAATAACATCATCACAAAATTTATCTGATAAAGCTTTTTTAAAATAAAAATATTTATGTTTTAAAATCATTGATGCATCTCCTCTTGCCAAGCTATTCCATTTTCTTGCCAATATACTGGCCAGGTCCAACTTGTCATAGAATATTTAACCCCTGACGTAACGGCAGATACTGTATGAGGATGTGTTACTTGACTTGGCCATATTAAAGCATGTCCTATTGGTATTTTTTTATTATCAAATTTTTGTCTTGGAAGTTTAAGCACACCACCTTTAAAATCATTATTTAATTTAACTACCATTGTTATGTGACTTACATCATTATGTAAATGTAATTCATCTTTTTTACCACCATCATACCTAACAATAAATGGGTCAAACCAACCTATAACTTTTGTAGAAGGCCATTCTTTTTTTATCATTTTAGAAATAGTTTGAGAATAATGTATAGTGAAATCTTCAAAAAATTTTTCCCCTGCAAAATATCTAGAACGCATAATATTAAAATAAAGTGTTGAACTTTTAGCTGCTCTAGATTGATGCCAATAATTAAATTTATTTTTTAATTCATCTCCTATGTTACAAAGTTCTTTACAAAAAGATTCGGTAAATAAAGGTGTAATTAAAATGTCTTTATGATTTTTATATTTTATTCCAGCATCTTTATGTACACCTTTTAAATAATCAATCATTTAATAACACCAAGACACAAAAGAATATCTTGTTCCTTTCTTAATAGGTTTAACTAAATGTGGGTATAAAAATGCAGAAGGAAAAATAATTAAATCTCCAGCTTTAAATTTAATTTCATAATCATCAAATAGTATAAACTCTCCACCTTCATAGTCATCATTTAAAACAGCAACAATACTTAGTATCGGTATCCCTTTTCTTTCTCCAGTAAACAAATCATGAATGTGATCAACGTGTTTAGACATTATTTGATTTTTTTTATATCTGTTAAATCTAATTTTAGAAAATCCATTCCAACTATTAATTGTATCTCCACCAATTTTATCAATAATAATATATCTCTCTATTGCTTTCCAAGTTAATTTCATTAACTCTTCTAAATAAGTTAATTTTTCTCCCCAACAAATATTAAGTTCTTTACTTTTATTTTTAACGTAAGTATCACTTGCATCTTGCAAGTTTTGATATTTGTGTTGTTCCCAAGTTTTATCTTTTTTAAGTTCTTTTAAAGAAGTTTTTAAGATATTATTAGGAATCCAATTATCTAAGTGAAGTATATAGTCTTTTAAATTTTTCATTTAATAAATTTTTTAGGTCTTAATTTATTGCCTAGTTTCATTAGTTTCCAAGCTACATTAACAAAATAATTTTGTGGTTGAGAAATTGCATGTGCTTTAAATAGTTCTTCTGTCCACTGTAATCTTTTTAAATTAAAGTCATCATTAAGTTTTTTACTTACAAATCTCACATAATATAAAGGTTGATTTTCTTTTATTTTAATTGGTTTTTTATCGTTTAATATTTCAAAAGTAAAATCTACAGGTCTTTGCCAACTATGAATATCAAAAGTTCCGCTAATAAATTTAGTATTTTTTACCTCACCATGTAAGAAAGGAGGATAAACTTCTAACCACACAGGTTCATCTGCAACAAACATGTACGAAACCAAAACAGAGCATAAAGCTTTATCTGTATCTGTGTATTGTCCAAATCTAGGGTCAACCATATGATCTACGAAGCCTTGTTTTTGGCTTACCCAAATTCTTTTTTCTTCTCTAAAATATTTAATTTCAACATCAAAAGGAGATTTAATAACATAAAAATTTTTTAAAAAATTAAAATTAGAAGGACACTGTTTAAACATACTATTTGTGTCTTTGTAAAAATCTAAAATTTTTTCAGGTTTTTTTATCATTCTTTCTAAAGATTCAATAAGATGATATTTATCAGAATAACTTTTTTTAAATGGTAACCAACCTATTTTTGTCATTCCCAACTTTCCCTATTTCTAAAATTAAAAGCTATGGCATATTTAACAGTATCATTTATTATTCTTTTTGTTTTATGTCTAAGATGTGCTCTAAATAAAACAATTTTATTTTTTATAACTTCTGTTTTTAAATTTAATTCAGGAAATTCTAAGTAATGTCCTTTACAAGTATTTAAAAATAATACACCTGATATACTGTTGCCAGAATGATCATGCAGGGCAGTAAAACAATTTCTTGTCATTTTATTTCCCCAAGCATCTTTTAAATATGAATTACCCATTTTTGTATCTAAATTAAAATGATCTATGCAAAAAGAAAGTGCAGCATTTAAATCTAAATCGTAAATAAAATGCGTCCAATTTGTCATTTCTCCACGAACATTAGTTCTATGGTTCATATTATTTGGAAGAGTAATACCGTGTTCTATTTCTTTAATTAATTTTTTTGTATTTATATTTTCTAAAATACATTCATACAAAAAAGTTGGTTTTTCTATATTTCTCTCTAGAATTAAATTAGTCTGTTTTACTCTAATAGCTTTCATAATGTATTGCTACATTATACAGATAAATAAAACCTTATGCAATGGTTAAAGTACCAGTAGATAAGAAGGTAATTATTGCACTTCCATCTTGAGAGGTAGTTATTGAACCTTCTGGACTAACTGTAACAAGAGGCACTAAAGCAGTAGGACATCTTAAATGAACTCTACCAGATCCTCCCGTTCCGTTTCCTCCGCCTTGAACTGGGCCGCCGCCTCCGCCGCCGCCTCCAGTATTTGCTGCAGCGTTTCCTCTTCCACCGGCTCCTCCGCCAGACCCTCCTGATCCGCCAGATCCGCTAGGTACGTTTCCAAATCCACCGCCACCTCCACC